TCTTATATCCAGAATTATATCCTGGCTGAGGAAACCCCACATTGCATTCTGGCTCTTTCTTGCATTTATCAACCATTTTATAGTCAATTGTATCAATTGCATATGCAAAACAATTATGGCTCTCTTTTAACGATGTATAATCATTCCACTTTTTCATATCCAATTTGGGCTCATAGCCGCTCGTCGGACTCATTTCACAGCTAGTAAATATATTACTTGTCTTGTTTTCCGGCTTGTGAAATGAACAATACGGTTGATTCGGGAGGGGTGTCTCTTGACACAGATTCTTGCATTGGCATAACGGATATTTTGGTAGTTTCATAAATTTTGGTATTCTCTTTCGTCGGGTATTCTCCAGACCCATCTATATTTACGGTGGGAATTATTTGATTGCGTGGTACTAAACCAATTCTAGTTGATTTCGTTTTCATATCATCTAACCAGCCCTCTATAGCTACACGTTGGTCTGAGGGCAATAGTGCTAAAGCACCCTGTTGTGTGACTGGCGTTTGTAGATTATTCATACTCACGGGATTTGTTGCATTCCCTACACCAGATGTATCAGTGAATTTCCAGAACTCTTCTTCAACCTGTCGCATTTTTATCTTCTCGGCCATATGAAAAAATGTAAGAAATTGATTTTCATGTGTCGGAGGAATTGGCGCATCTTTTGGTGAATATCTTCCAGATAATCCTAAATATTGCCATCCCTCAGATGTAAGAAGTTCAAGAGTTGTATGAATGAAATAATATCGTTTATCTATCTTAAATAATGTAAGCAGACCATTGCATACAGTTACAAGAAGAGATATAAACCAAGTAATCCAATAAAGCTGAGGCTCGTATGATGCTCCCTGTATTGAAATAAATGCAGGAACTATTATACTTCCAACCGTTATGACCGTTTTACTCACATAGAATATGTATGTGAGATAAAAGGCCCGTATTTGAAAATTTTTAACTACACTTACATATCGTTTCTTTAAAATGTCCTTTTGATATTCTTGTATGTTAATTGAATCAAACATAACAACTAAGTCATCCAATTGTCCCGGACTCTTTGGCATCTTTCTAATTTTATGCCATAAATAATTATACTCTATAGGTAGAGTAAAATGAAAGATTTAACTGATATGAAGTTATATTATATAAATCTAGATAAAAGGCCCGATCGCAGACAATTATTTGAATCACAAGCGGCGCTTGCTGCAATGCCTCCAGTTGAACGCATTCCTGCAATTCACGGATTGAGTATTGATGTTAAGAAAAATACAAAGATTGGGCTTCACACGCGCGTTCAAGTTTCTACGCAATATCGCAGATCGCATTATGAAATTCATAGTCGTGGTGCTCTCGGAGCATCATATTCACACTATAAAACATGGCAAACATTTTTAAAGTCAGGTGCAAAGTACGCATTAATTATGGAAGATGATGTGCAATTGCCATCGACATTTGCGATGATGGTAAAGGATTCAATAAAAGATCTACCAAAAGAGTGGGATATTTGGATTTTAGGTTGGAATCACTCTCCAGTAGATGTAAATAATAAAGATAAAACCCAATTTCGTCAAATACTCCATTTTGTTGGAGCGCATTGTTATATAATTAAACGTGAGGCTGTTAAAATACTCTGTAAAGAAATGTTTCCAATTGAATCACATATTGAACATTTCATGAGTAATGTGGCATTCATTCACGGACTAAAAATAGTAAGAGATATTAATTTCCATATGCCACAAATGAATAGAGTATTAAATATATCAGATGTAAGAAAACCAGATGGCTGTCCAGCATGCGTTCTAGATGATAAAGAGGAAGCAAATGAAGCCCGCCGTAACAATATGGACTAAAATTGATTATTAATAAATGAGTTGTTATTATATAACAATGCATTTAGCATATCCACATTATTATAGTTCAAAAGAGTCTGGTGCATGGTGGGGTGTTCAGATACCTGATTCTTTATATATGGATATAATTCGGCAAATGCACCAAATAAGAAGGTGCTTTATAAATATTACAAATTTACGAGGTGATACTATGGCAATTGCAATTGACGGCCCACATTCTGATGGTGATGATATTGTATTTATGCCTGACTGGGCCTTATCAAGACTTGGCCTTGCCAATGGTGACGATGTCAATATTGAATTCATAATCGATATAATTCCAAAGGCTGAATCCATTACTCTGAGACCCGTCAGCGAATCAAGTACAGACTCGCCCATATTCATAGATGGTCTTACTGAAGCTCTTAATAAACTCGGTATTATTCAACCAGGTATCGTATCACTTATTATAGACCCATCTCTGCCAGAACCACACGAATTTATGATAGAGGAGCTTGTACCAGGAGATATCTGTTTAGCAGATGGAGAACTGAGAGTCAATTTAGAACAAGCTTTAGTTACACGGGAAACATCACGTCAATCTACTGTTCGTCCAGGCACTCCTATACCTCCTGAATTAAATAGTCTAGAATCATTTATGGATTCTACATCTATGCTACCCCCATCTATGACACAAGCACAGAAACCCGGATTTATTCCATTTAGTGGTATAGGTAGAAGACTAAATTAAAAATAGGGTCTAAAAATATTATACATATCAGATATATGGTATCAATAAGTGAAGGAAATTCACAGATAAAGAAGGCCATTTCTAATGCACTTTTATTAGATGAAGGATGTCTAATTGGGCGAAATGGTCAAATAGAACTTGGTCTCATTATTAATGCATATAGTCCTGAATCAAGTATGATGAAAATGCTTGAAACAAATGCCGGTATTTTTCCATCCTCATATTTATTTGATAAATGGAAACAGGATACTATAAAAGCAACTAGGGCGGCAGATGTACTTGTGACAGGCTGGTATGAGCCTCTAAGACAGGCAGAAGGTGAGTTTCTTAAAAAGCTGGCAATCACAGCAAAACAAATTCCACTGAGGTCACTTGAACCATATTATGTGTCTGAAGAAGAGCAATGGACCCATCTCCTAGATGGCCATGATGTTGCAGTCGTAAGTAGTTTTACTCAGTCTGCTAAAGAACAGCTCGAGAAAAATCCATCCGATATATGGGGTGAAAGAGGTGTTCTACCCAAAGATGTAAAATGGCACTGGGTTCAAACAGGTCATCCTAAAATAATCGCACAAGGAAGAAATGAGTGGCCATCAAACGTCAATGACTGGAAAGAAGCTGTAGAGTATGTTGTATCAGAAGTCATTGAAACAGGTGCAAGAATCGCTCTCATAGGCTGTGGTGGGCTCGGCATGCCAATTGCAAAAATGCTAAAAGAAAGAGGGATTATAGCGATTGTTCTCGGTGGCGCAATTCAGGTCCTTTTTGGAATTAAAGGTCGCCGCTGGGAAACACATCCTGTGATTTCTAAATTCTGGAATGGAAGCTGGGTCTGGCCGCATATCAATGAAACTCCTGGCGCTGCTTCAACAATTGAGGGAGGGTGTTATTGGGCCTAAAAGTTGAATGTACCATTTTACCATTTGAATTATACAAACGTAATGAGTGATTTACCTAAAAAGAGAACGTATAAGAAGAAAGCTCTTATTCAACCTAGTGTAGCTGTCCCAGAAAATACAATCGTAGCACCTGAAGAGAAACCATCTTGTGGAGTATGTCTTGAAGCATACAATAAGGTTGCAAATACTGAGGTAAAATGCTGTTTCTGTCAAGAATCATCATGTCGCCGCTGTATTCAGACCTTTCTTACCAGCACCACGAATGATCCACACTGTATGCACTGTAAGAAGGCTTGGGAAAGAGAGTTTATCGATGACAATCTTACTGCTACATATCGTATGAACGACTACAAGAAGCATCGTGAGAATATCCTACTCGAAAGAGAAGTCGCCCTTATGCCCGCAACACAGCATAGAGCCGAGCAAATTAAAGAGGCAGATAAACTCACATCTGAAGTGATTCCACCTTTTGATAAGCAGCTAAAAGATCTCTATGAGCAATCTGCAGAGATTACAAAGAAGATAAATGCAGTCTATGCACTTCGTTCTGAAACTCAATATCAGATTCGTCTTCTTAGAACAGGCACTGGAGCTAAAGAGAAGGTTGAATCTACCTTTATTCGAAAATGCCCCGATAGTGAATGTCGTGGATTTCTAAGTAGTGCGTGGAAATGTGGTCTCTGCTCAAAATGGGCCTGTCCAGAATGCCATGAAATGAAGGGAGAGAATCGCGATGCACCACATGAATGCAATGCAGAAAATCTTGCAACCGCTAAACTTCTTGCTAAGGACAGTCGTCCATGTCCAGGCTGCGGAGTTGTGATTTCGAAGATTGAAGGCTGTGACCAAATGTGGTGCCCACAGTGTCACACGGCTTTCTCCTGGCGCACGGGTCACAAGGAAACCGGCATTGTCCATAATCCACACTTTTACGAGTGGCAGAGACGACAGAACGGTGGCAACGCTCCCCGTGTTGCAGGTGATGTTGCCTGCGGAGGAATTCCTCCATACCACGACGTTCGCAATCGTATCACCAGTTTGTCTAAAGTTGGAATCGATACGATCCTTACATTTCACCGTATCCTAACACATATTCAACATGTTGATCTTGCTAGATTCCATAATGTATTCAATGCCGCTGATAATGAAGATATGCGTATTCAGTACTTACTTGGATACGTTAATAAGGACGATCTAAAAGTGGAGATTCAGAAGCGTGAAAAGAAGCGCGAAAAGGAGCGAGCTCAACGTCGTGCTTATGAAGTCCTTATTCAGGCAGGCACAGATATTCTAAGAAGGATTATGGCAGAAGTGAATCCTGAAAAGAAACAGGATATTCTTAATGAGATAGATGCTCTGAGAATCTATATCAATGAGTTACTAGCAAAGATTCATGACCGACTCAAGCTGTCTGTTCCTCAATATGCGAGCAATTGGGCCACAAAATACCCTTTCAGCCCAACAGTGAAAAAAGCCGAGCAAAAGAAGAAGGCTGAGGAAGCGAGAAAGGAGGAGGCTAGACTTGAGCAGGCAATCGATGATTCTGATTAATACCTAGTCGATTGAATTATCGGGTTTACTTGTCAACTGATTCGAATAATGTGTGATAGGTTTAATTAGTTTTGTAAATATACAGATTATATATAATACTTGAAATACTATAGCCCCAACTACAAAGATAGTATCTAGTGCCCCTTTATTTTTGTATTCAGTTATAGGAGGGCCAGGAGGCATTTCAAAATCAT